TCTCTTTGTTCTCGAGGATCCCCGAGGCCTGGGAGTTGGGGTCGGCGGCGTTGGTCTGGCACCGATCGGGGGCGAACTGGACCCGGGGGTTTTGTTTGGCGAGGTCGTTTTGGAACGGCGAGGAGTACTCGTTGCGACTGACGTTCACACAGGGCGCCTCGCGGGTAATCTGGGCGCGACCCGTGTCGAACGAGAAGGTCGGTTCCAACGAGAAGTCGAATGGATCGTAGGTATCCTCGTCGACCTCGTTACCATCTGCGTCAACAGGAGTGAACACAGTGTCGGACTCGCCGGTAAAGAATTCTTCCTCGCCGGGATTGTGTTCTGATACCTCACGAAAACTATAGATCATAGCATCAAGAACGTAGTCCCAACGCTCGAAGTGTTTGTCACCGACCTCGCCGTTTTCTTTCTGTTTCTTGGTCAGTTTCTTGTCGCGCAGTTTCTTAGGCACGTCCTTTGCGTCAACGAACGGTGCACCCTGTTTCTCTTCCTTCAATCGTTCGAGCAAAGGGAGGATAATGTACGAGAGAGTCGTGTTCGCATCCCATACATCCCAAGGATCAAGGTGCACACGAACCTTTCTCTCTCGGCGTTTCTGAATCTGATTGACCGTGTAGTGAAGTACGTTCTGCCAGGCGCTAAGACATCTAAGAACGAATCGATCGATCTTATGATGTTCTCTGTCATCGATGTCATAGGCGGGTTTCTTGAATCGCCACTCGAGATACTTATCCTCGGCGCGAGTCACCGTGAACCAGTGAACGTATTTACCAATCTTAACACGCATTATTTCTGATCCTTGTATAACTGTACCTGTTTGGACGCCTCTTTCAGAGCAGCAGCATAGTTAACTGCCGACTGACTCTGAAGTATGATACACGCCTGATGTTTTGCGCGACCGGTGGTTAAAATCTCCCAAATCATTTTCCACCGACTTTTTGACCAGAATGGAGTTGACACATCAGTGTAGATATGTACTGCCACGTCAAGAACCTTAAGATCGGCTTCAACCTCTACGATGTGACAGTGATCGGGATCAGTGCACTCACATTCGACATGATACCAGATACTGTCACCGTAGTCCGATTGTTTTGAGATTCCCCATGCTGGTTTCTCAACCTTCATAGTACATATGTCTCATCGTAGAAGTGAAACCACTCGGGCACGTGGCGTTTGGACCACTGCATAGAGAACCGTTTCTGCTTCGTCTCGTAGAACCGACGGTAACACTCGACAGGATCGCGCTCTGCCTTACACGACTCCTCGATTGCGAGAGCCGGGGTAGTAATCTCGTCGGCGTGTGGAATATTGTTCGGTAACTGAGAGAGCGGAACACGTAACTGAGTGTCGGTAGCATGAGTCTTACCGTACCGATGCGTGTACTCGTCGCAGAGTGCAATGAAGTGCTCGTAGTGCCAGAGATAGTTGGCAGAGTTCTTACGAGTCCAGATCGTGCACGGATGATTCATATGAACCGCTTTGTACAGAATGTTCTCTCGCATATCCTCGAGACACCAACGACGAATCTTTCGACCATTGGACGTCTGATCAAAGTACTCGATACCGTCAAGTAGACGATGAGCAGTCGATAACATTTGTGCTGCTTCCACAGTAAGCTTAATAACATGTTTATCACACTGCATCTGAGCAGCTTTAACAGGATCCCAATCAATGAAAAAGATATTCATATAGTTTTCTCTCTTCAATTAGATGATCTTCATTAATAACTTTATAATTTGAATACACTAGCTTTGCGGCATTTTGTTTTGCGACGACCTGTTCATTGATCATGGACTTTGGTTTCACCTCTACACACAAATCATATTGCGGCAAATAAAAATCTGGATAGTACCAACGTTGTTTGCCTTCATAATGATATCGAACTCGATATTCTTTTGATTCGCAACTGACCACTATTATACCATACTTTTCACAGAAGTGCAGGAATTTTAACTCGTATGATGATCTATATAATATATCGTTATGATAACCGGTTTTATGTCCTTTGCCATTAGACGGAAGCTTTGTTACAGTAACACACTGATCGTCACCTTCTTGATAGTACGAATTGAGTGAGTCAATGATTCTCTTTCGTGTAGGTAAAGCATGACTTAGCGTATCATTTTTCTTTTTTGCCTCAATGATTTTATTTTGGTGTTCTTTGCTTCTTGGGCGTTTTCTACCATTGAGTTTTTTAGATATGATTTCTTTGACTTCTGGCAACATAGACGGATTATCGACACCGTATCTTTGAATCATTGTTTGTTTACGATTGTATTCTTTTAATGATTGATCAGTATTTTGCACACGTTTTTTAATGGTGTCTTTACTTTGTTTTTTGCCTTGCCAATATTTAGTAGGCTCTAAATCTTTAGATCTACAAGTGACACTGCAATAAGTGCGATACCCCTCGTTCATGCCTCTAAATGTTTTTTCTTTACCACAGAATTTACAATGTTTACTTACTTCTTTAATATATGTATTATAGTATTCTTCTTTACCTGTTTCATGACTATTGTGTATGTGCTTAGATAATCCATTGTAATTTTTGAATTGTTTTTTGCAAATTGAACATACTACCATAGTTAAAGACCTTTATTTAATTAACTATGGTTATTTATTAAAATCATTTTTTTTACGTGTATGTCGCAATAATAGTAAGTCTATTATACCAAATTACTCAGGAGTTGTAAATAGATATTCGTTCGTTACGTCGACGTATTCATCGATCTCATTGAGTCTACACCACTGTGTAAAGACGTACTCTGCGTCCGATGCGATACCTGGTTCTCCACACAGCTCATAGATCTTTCCGGATCGAGTCGTTGCTTCCATCGTGTTCGGATCGAAGTGTTGGATCGGAGAACATACACGACCGAAACCATCGACGATACCAACGAGATGTCTAGTCGCGTCGAGATCCGGACTCGTCACTTCTTTAACAGACCAACGGTCTATCGCGATTCGAATCTCATCATCTGGTCTAAACAACATCGCGGTCAACTCTCTTGTATAATACCGAAAATCCTACACCATACGCAGGACAGATCGAGACGTATTCTGGCAGACCGTGTTCATTCTTTTCACCAACCTCACCAGAGATGAAGTAGGTATCAGGCATTCGCTCGGGTATCGTGTGAAAGAACATCTTCTTGAGTACCTCGAACTGTTCACGTTCGGTTTCACCCAGTGGTTTCTCATGAATGTCTTCACTGGTCATCCCGTTTCTCTCTTTGCTTCAGCCAACTCTTCTTTCAATCTCTCAAGAAAAGAATCTTCTCCGTCATCGCATGACACCAACCAGTCAATTCTCTGAGCATACACCTGAGCGATTTTCAAATACTTGGCCGCTTCTTTGAATTTGAGAATAGTTTCATCGGTATATCCGCGACCTTCAGGATCACCAAAGTCGTCTAACTCTTTACTATCATTGGTTCGAATCAGGTGTTCAATCGAATCTGCAATATAACCAATTTTGTATTGATCGTAGTCAAAATATCCACCACTCATTCTGTTTCTCCATCATTATCAATGACGTCCATTATACCATCTTTGACACGAGCAGTAAATAGGTTCGGCTTACCCGATACGCGAGTATATGACCGACCACCATCCAAAGAACCACCATATACCTGAACCATATCATGCCGGTGTTGTGAGTATACTAACTGATCGTCACTCGCAGGGCTACAGGTAAACTCATAGTCCTCGACGTCCTCAGCGTTGATAATCATCATGCAATCTCTAATATGATCGTAGTACAATCCAAAGTAGCGATTACCAAACTCAGGATGTGGTGTATCTCGGTAAAAGATATCAAATGCAATAGCAGCATCACCGAGTGCAGTCGTACATACATAATGAACAGGGACACCATCCTTCTCGGTATAGTGCTTCGCAATATCGTCTGTGTCGAATAACGGTCTGTGATTAAATTCCATCATTACCAAATCCTCAGATCCTCAATGTTCACTGGAGTATAGTCAACGTGTTCAACACACACACACCGATACGGTCCGGGTGGTGATTCGTTCTGGTGAATATGACCGTGTACGTTGAGCAACGTATTCTTGTTATGCTCGGGATCATACTCATGCCCTGGAGGTCCTCGACGTAGAGAAGACTCGTGTAGAGGAACGTGTGACAGCAGTAGACCAAACTCACGGAACATGCGCCACATCATAATCTTAGTGAACAGTTCCTTTTTGGCCATAAACTTAATGTCGTCGTGATTACCAACAATAAGTCTCTTAGATCCATTCAACCGTTTAAATAATGGAAGGAACTTATCCTTAGGACCGATAACCACATCACCACAGTGATACACGATATCCCCTGGCTTTACCACAGAGTTCCATTTCTCGATCATATACTCATTCATATGGTCGACTGAATCGAACCCTGGTCGAATGAGATTACCATCGTTGTCCGTAAAACTGAGAATATTCTCATGAACAAAATGTGTATCTGAAATAATCCAAATATCACGAGACATTGGTATATACCCTCGCCCTGACTACTATCTTATTATATCACAGTTTCGTGAGATTGTAAAACATTATTCCACAATCAGACCTGGGAACGCATCAGTCACGAGTTTTTTCGTAAGGCCCTTGTACTTGCCACTCAGATCCTTGTCCTTCATCCAGACTACGATCTGCGCCTCGTTCGGATGAAGCGACTCAAGCATCTTAATAAAGATAGTCTCTACCTTTGCACCTGCAGTCGGTTTACTCTCAGTCTTGACAAAGTAACTAAACTTTTTCGACTGTTTCATCAGAGTCGTGGCGTATGTTTTTTCTGATCCCTTCTCGTACGGAGGTTCACCTTCGGGTAGATTAAACTGAATCGTATCGTCGAAGGCGCCCTTGAGTACATCGCGAAGGCCACGATTGTTGTAGGTCTGCAGAACCTCGATCTTTTCCTTGCGAGTCTTTGCTGATGAGACTCTGTCCAGAATATCGTCCACTCTCATGTTCTTAATCTTGTTCACGGCCATTTTAATAGAAATCCTCTATGTCACTGATTAGATTCTTACAACGTTTAGAGATCAGATACTTGAGGACTCGATTGTTCGGCGTGTCCTCCTGACTCTCGTATGTATTTATTATCTCAGCCCTAAGGTCCTCGGGTATCTCCTCAAGATCGATCAGCTTTTTGTTACGCATATAGTTGCGATAGATCTCTGGTTCCATGACCGACTCTAGATGCTGAGCGTTCTCTGCCCAGTAGTCGAGCTTCTTACGAGTAACCGGTGTCTGACGAATACCCTCGGCGAATACGTTATCACCGGAGAGTACGTTTGGTACACCGTCACCGGAATCACCCTTGAGAACGTGCTCGAAGAGATAGGTGTTTGGATTCTTTTCCGTAACGAACTTCTTCTGCATCGGTGAGAATTGCTTGACGTTCTTGTACTTCTGCAACTGAACAAAGTCCTTATCGGCAGACACGATCATTACGTCGTCGTGTTTACCGAACTCCTGAGTCTCGAGTGCCAGTGCACCAATGATATCATCGGCCTCCGCGCCGTCGACCTTCACCACACGATACGGAAGGTTCTCCTGAATCTCGTCGCGAATCTTATTGATGATACGAAAGATCTCATCCCAGTTGGCCCTTTCGGTCTCGTCCTTCTTACGACCCTCACGGCGCTTGAACTTATAGTTCGGAAAGTACTGACGACGCCACGTAGACGAGTCACATGCAATGACCATCTGACCGTAGTCCTTACGGAACTTCTTGTTGTACATTCGCAGTGTGTTGAGAATAAAGTGTCGAATCATATTCTCCTCGATGGCCAACTTCTGTACCACCACCGATGAGATTGCGATTCCGTTGTAGTCAACTATGATCATTATTATCTGCTGCCTCTTGTTTCAAATTCTCGTGGACCGCTTGAGGTAAACTCCATACCCGCCATCGATCCTATGTATACCTTATGAAACTCATCATACGACAGAGTCACCTTTACAGATCTCTCGATCGATACGACGAGTTTGTTCTGTGGTCGAAAGCCTAGGATCTCGACCGTCATGGTTCTGTCACGATCCGTGTTGTGGATCTCACACGTGTCTGCGTGCTCTACTCTCATAATAGTTTATCCTTCTGCATCACCACGGTAGAAAACTCGGAGGGTTCCTAATCAAGAACCAATAG